ATATGGCTCACCGTTATCTCTATACCCTGTGTATTCGCTAATGCCATCACCATTGCCAATGTATAACGTGCCATCTTCTAGCCGTGTGTATGCTGTAAAACCTGTGCCGGGCCATCGAGTCACACGATACGCGCCGCCTTCTACTGTGCCTCTGACATCAAAACAGTACGTAGTGTCTTGGTTAACAAAAGTTAATAAATAAAAGCCTTCTTCTGGGCTGCAAACAGACCGATAAAAACTAGATTCGTTTTGCAGTAGGTCAATAATGTCTTTAGTGATGTTGTTAGACAGGCTTGTAATTGGCATCGATTTTTCTTGTATCGTTCTGCCAAAGCTTTTAAGACCCGTATGCGATAAGAACAATACATCGGTACCCGTGTACTGCACTGTATCTCTATCAACACAGCCAACACCCGCAACAGTATCCGCAAGGGACATGGTGGCAGGAGCCTCTGCTCCCTGATACACAACGATACTGTGCTTACCAAAGATAATTAGTAAGCCATTGTGTGCCGCCAGCGCCACGATCTCGTCATAGCCGTCAGGCCATACTTTTGAGATATCAATGGACCCGCTAGTACCACCAGACCAATCATGCCCAATAAGAAGATCGCACCAGTAAACAGTAGACTTGTCGTTACCAAAGTCAGCAGTCCAAAGCCGACCGTATGCGGCTAATACTTCGTTGCCGTACATAGTAGATGCTACGCCAGCCGCACCTGTTACTGTGCTTAACTTGACTACCGACCCACCTGCATTGTCATAGACAAGAGGCTCGTTACTACGCTGAAAGAAGTAGATCTTGTCGTTGAAATTAACCATCTTCCAGTTATCAGCAGTAATTGTGTAACTAGCGGGCGTTTCATCGGCAAGGGTTGTAGTGCCACTTAGTATTTTGTTGTTACCTACAGAGAATATTTTGCTGTTACCAGCGTCATCTCTAAACTCTTTGATTGCTCTGATCTTTGCAGATCCAAGCTCAGTCTTGGTTGTTGTAACGACATTGTGGCCTTTACGAGACGCAATACGTCCACGCTTGTCGATAACTGCGTTGTCAGCAATATCAGCAAACGACGGATCTTGCGCCAGCGGAGAATCTTCTGTGTTGATTCCCTTAAACGCTGGAGCTACAAGATTAATGCTTTGTAGTGGTTGAGCCATAACTACCTCACGCCGTATAGAAGATTACTTCTTCTGGATGTTTTTGTGCGTCTAGCGCAATAGCATCAGATAAATACTTATCGGCAATCGCAAAGTATTCAGGTGCCGATGTACCCCCAGTTTCGCCACGCTCACGAGCCAACAGTGCAATTGCCAAATGAATGACTGGCATAGCTGGTATGTCCATTGTGTCATCGTTAGCAGATAGGTCAGCCGCACGTTTTACGCAGTTAAAACGAATTGTGTATGCCTTATCGGGAGTTGGATAGATGTCTATTTGTGTATCGCCAGCACTGTCTACACCGTTGTACGTGTAATACGTAGGTGCACTCTTGCGTGGATCAGATATCAAGTAAGCTTCATCAAAGAACGTGGCCGTCTTGTACTCCATAAAGAGGTTAGACGTATCGTTAATTACGTTTAGCGCCTTGATTCTGTTTTGACTACCCGTAAGCGTATAGTTAAAAACATCTTCCGTTGTTGTAATGGTTAAGGTTGTTCGCAGTGCAGACCAATCCCACGCATCTTCAACCATTCGCTTGGCATCATTAACAAAGTCGCCGACCATCTTGGCGTATGTGCTTTCTTGCACAGAGGTAACTTCTTCTTCTCGAAGTCGCCGCAGTACGTTGTTCACTATATTTAAATATGTCATTTCTTAGTCCCATCTACTATCAGGCGTGTCAGCAACCCACCCATCATTTGATTGGCTGTTTGCGGCAGTATCTGTTCTTGCAACTCAGGTAGCTGATAGTTAATGCCAGCCATAAATGGCGTAAACATACTTCCTGCACCACCTGCACCGCCAGCACCTTCTTCAACTTCAGGCTCTTCTACTATTGGAACACAAACACCATTCTCGTCTCTTGTTTGACCTTCTGGACATTCCTCGATAGGTGCCTGGCATCCTAAATCTGGATCTGGTCTTGACCCGTCAACACATTCAGAACATAACGGCCAATCTACTGCACCATTTTCACACTCTTCTGGTTCAGGATCTGGCTCTGGATCATCTATAGAAATGTCAGGGCAGTTAGTTCCTTGCTCGTCCTGCTTTTGTGTTACACCGTCTTCACACAAACCAAAGTCAGGTTGAGGCTCTGGCTCCGGTTGTGGCTCCGGTTCAGGTTCCGGCTCAGGATCTCCTACAGTGCCACACTCTTCAGGATTCAAAGCCGCATAAATGTCATCACTACAAGGATCATCATCTTCGTCTAAATCAGGTTCCGGTTCGGGCTCTGGTTCAGGCTGTGGTTCCGGTTCCGGCTCAGGCTCTGGTTCGGGCTCAGGCTCGGGCTCCGGCTCAGGCTCGGGCTCGGGCTCTGGTTCCGGTTCAGGTTGTTGCTCCTCTGGCTCGCACTTACCTGTTTCAGAATTAAATACAAAACCTTCTGGGCATGGGTCTGTTTCAGGCTCAGGCTCAGGCTCCGGCTGTGGTTCCGGCTCGGGTTCTGGCTCGGGTTCTGGTTCCGGCTCCGGCTCGGGTTCTGGCTCTGGCTCAGGTTCCGGTTCCGGTTCCGGTTCTGGCTCAGGTTCGGGTTCGGGTTCAGGCTCCGGTTCTGGTTCTGGTTCTGGTTCTGGTTCGGGCTCTGGATCTGCCGCACAATTGCCATCGGCATCATACGTGCCGTCTTCACCATCAGGCGTTTTGCAAGGCGCACCTTCTTCATAATCTGGTGGTGGATTTTCACACTCGCCAGTAGTCTCATTACGAATCTGATCTTCAGGGCAAGGCGTTAATGTCTCTACGCACTCACCACCTTCATTAACTTCATAACCAGATGCACAGCCGCCACATCGACTGTCAGTCTTTGTAGATTCATTGGCTGGTATATGGTTTCTGTTTTGAGCGGCACAGTCTTCTGCGCTTGGCCCGTCATTTACAAATAACGGATTTCCTTCATCGCAATATTCTTGGTTTGCGTTTCTAAACTCAGGGTCTTCGCAATCACCAGCCAACAAAAATGGGTTTTCTACTTCTAACCTATCCTTGACTTCTTCAAGAACAATGCTTGATATCCAGCCGCCAAGAACTTGAGCAAGGATGTTCTGAAGATCGTTAGTAGTAAAAATACTACCTGATGTAACACGACCCCAAGCATCTCTTACAGCTTGCTCAGCTTGCTCTAGTTTTTCTTCAAACCATCCAGTTGGATCTTCTAAGAAATCTTCTAGGCTTTCACCAGCCTCGACTATCTTGTCTTCAAGCTCTTTCCACGTAATGTCAGCCATGCCCGGTGGTATAGGCAGATTTAATCCGGGTATAGAAAGAATTGCGCCAATGTTTACGCAGTCTTTCCAGCCTTGATATGTTCCTTCTTCTTCACCAACATCGCCGCCAACACGCTCAGTCCATGTTTCACAGTCTTTTGATACGCCTGCGGCACTTGTTAAAACAGCCTCAATAAGATCTTTTAATTCATCAGCACTAGTTGGAACTGCGCCGCGAACTGTCTCAATAATTGTCTGAGCAACTTCAACCTCTTCAATAGAAGCATTGTTTTCTGATGCTATCTGCTCAAGAAGACTTGGCTCCGGTTCAGGTTCAGGTTCTGGCTCAGGTTCAGGTTCTGGCTCAGGTTCAGGCTCCGGTTCCGGCTCTGGTTCCGGCTCCGGTTCAGGTTCTGGCTGAGGCTCTGGCTCTGGCTCCGGTTCTGGCTCCGGCTCTGGCTGAGGCTCTGGTTCCGGTTCAGGTTCCGGTTGAGGTTCCGGTTCTGGTTCTGGAATAGGAATCTCTCCGCACTCTTCAGGGTTTAGCGCGGCATAAATGGGATCTTCACAATCCGGTTCGGGTTGCGGTTCTGGCTCAGGCTCCGGTTCCGGCTCTGGTTGAGGTTCCGGTTCTGGCTCGGGTTCTGGTTGAGGTTGAGGTTCCGGCTCTGGCTCCGGTTGAGGTTCGGGTTCAGGTTCTGGCTCAGGAGGTATTGGAGCCTGTCTTATTGGCTCACATTCTTTGGTTTTTGGATTATAAAAAGTGCCTTCTGGACATTTTTTCCCAGGGTCTGGCTCTGGCTGAGGTTCGGGCTCTGGTTCTGGCTCTGGAGCAGGCTCAGGCTCTGCTTCATCATAAAATCCATTTTCTTCCGCCCAAGCTTCCCAGCCGCCAGCGGCTTCTATTTCTTGAGCTACCCTTGTCATCTCCTCAAGCAATGCTCGTCTAATTGCACCTTGAGCCTTGTTTGAGTCATCTAAAATTTCAGGCGGAATATCATTTGCACGACCAATAATGGTCGCCCAGATTTGAGCAAATGCACTATCTCTGTCTGCCCCACCAATAACTAGCTCGTCGTCACTTGGAGTGCCGCCAGCAATTATTTCTTCAATGCGAGGAATTTCAGATAGAAAATACGCAACAAGCACTTGCAAGCTGTTTATTGTGCGTTGCTCAACTAGACGCTCTGCCATTACTTAGCACTCGACTTACTAGCGCCAAAATAAAAACTCACTACAGAAGACACGATGCCCCCGAGATAGCCCAGCACCAAGTTAACGACATTGAGGTCGTTGTCATCAGCAGGCTGGAGAGTAACGAGCAAAACGTAGCCACCAAAAAGCAAGATAGACAAAAGCGCAATCGCTCTTGCTGTCCAATCTTCTGAGAATGATTCCCTTGCATGTTGTATATCCTTCGTTTCTAACGCGAATACATCAACTTCAAGCTCTTTCATCCGTACTTCAAAGTCAAGCTCAGCCTTCTTAATCTCTGCTAGTTGTTCAGGAGTAGCCTGTGAGAGCGCTCTCTCTAGCTTCTGAGGCGTTGGATCACAACCTAGTACGTCAGCAAGCATAGTGGCCGCCGCACCGCCTACAGGGCCGCCTAGGGCCGCTCCAAGGGTAGGGGCAAGACTACCCACCAATCCTTTAATCTTGTCAAAGCTCATAGCAAATACTCCGCGCCTTTTAGTACGCCAACAATCAAAAGGCTGTTGCCAAAGATCATGCGCTCTAATCGCTTAAACTGAATGCCGCCGTCATCAAGCCGCTTCTCAATACGATCCAGACGGTCATCAATAGATTTACGAAGGATCTCGCACTCTGCTTGATGTATGTCAATTCGCTTCAAGGCTTCTTCTGCTGGTGTCATTTAACCGCTCACTATAAATAACGCTGTGCCAACAACAATTGCGATCATTACTAAC